TGAAGTAAAACAGGTCTTGCTTTGGGTCCAGTTTGAACCGTGCCGCCGCCCGTTCTTTGGCTTCGGTGGCTGCTTTACGAGTAAAGGCAAGAAACGCAATGCTCATAGGTGGTGTGCCCTCTTCAAGAGCCTTGTCCACCATATTAAGCAGAGTCGTGGTTTTCCCCGTTCCCGGTGGGCCGAATATCCTGAACATTGCTTTTTTCCCTGTTATATATCTGTGACACGCGCTGCTTGGAAATATTAAACCACTTACCCACCGCAGTTGCTGTCATATGCTGCTCATCAATCATACGGACGATCTCTTTGTTTCGCGTCCTTTTAAACTCGTCTATCAAAATGGTGCCTCGTTTCCAAATTTGGGTGGATCTATGTCCACATCTCCACTTTCAAAAGAAGGTATATGCCATACCCTGACGGCTCTGCCCTTGATCTTGAGGACCGTGGACTCGCCGTTTATGTCCCTCAGTCTTTGCGCTACCTTGTGCGATTTGTATTCAAAGAACTTATTCTTGCGCAAGAACGCCTCAAAGTCTTTCAGTCTGAAGTATGTAAGGTGCGTCTCGTCATCCGTCCAAGGCTTGCGTAACAGGATCTCTTCTTTGTCTTGTGCATTCTGCAAGTAAGAACAGAACTCTTCAAGATAATCATAGAACTGACCGCTGATACTGGCATCTTGTGCCACCTCTACGATTGCGCTTTCGTTTTCTTTCATCTCAGACAGTAACGCTCCAATACGAGCCTCCCATTGCTGCTTGGCAACTGACCGTGGCATCATGTTCAATTGTTCCATACACGCCTTCTGAAAAGCGGGTTGGCTCATTAACGCCTCGGTGTCAAGTTCTAACGGCTCACCATTTACGTCCAGAAACCAGACAGGCGGTGAAGAATTGTACTTGCGGAGGTTTGCTATCGGTACACCCGCAACCGCCGCACCTATCCCAAATTTCATGGTGCGGCAGAGGTCCTTGTTGCAGTGTGCATTTATCGGCGCATCGTTACACTTATAGGCATAATCTTTGCGCTGAACCTGTTTGGCTACGATATTCACTTCGTTTAAAGGTAGCGGTGGTTCAAAATATTCCATGTTATATTTTAGTATTTCGTTTTCCCAACTGTCTGGGAAAGCTTTGCGTAGGAATACGCCGACGTTGAACAGGCCGTTATTACGCCCGCCCTCTGATATTTTCATCTTCGCCAAGATTTTGAGACACGGCGGTCCGCCCTCAAAATCTGATATATTCGCAGTGCTTTCGATCTGTATCTTTGTAATTTGCTCTGGCGTCTGCTTATGCGCCTCGTACAGTTCGATAAACTCTTCTAGGGTTGCAGAGGTCCCATCATCCAGAAAGGCGTATCGTAGGCCCTCCTCTGCGTTGTAGTAGGGCAAGTTAAGAAAGTTTCCTACGTCCCCTCTATCCAGATGCAGCTTTACTTGCTTTGGAAAGATCTCACTGTCCCCGTAGCCAAGAGCCGCGGAAATACTTTGTAGTGACTTCTGCATATCTCTTGCCTCGACCCATTCGGATGCGAAGAGAAAGCAGTGTGCCCCACCTGACTTTGATCGACACACGACCAAAGGTAATTTCAAACGCCTGATCTTCTCAATCAGAAGCTTGTGATCGAGCGGGTACTGGTCAACATCGACACAACCCCACTTACATTTGTTTTCAGCATTGATCGGGATGATGCCGACTGAACTGCCTTTACCAGACAGATGGCCTTCCCAGAGTTTCTTGGTCCGTGGTTCGCGTACAATCGCGGCTTTGCCTGTATTCTTACCGTTAGACTGTTTCGTCTCTACTTTATAAGTACCATATGCTTCTTGTAAGCCATCAAAAATGGCTGAGAATTTTTCTACTGACATGGTTTACCTCAAAGGGTGGGCGGCCCGTCCTGACACTAGGCCGCCCTGTGAAACTAAAACGGTACTTTGTCGCTCTTTGTAGCGGCACTATCGTCCTGATGTTTCACGACCACGTCACCTTTGGTGATACTCTCAAAGAAAGCTTTTGCGCGAGCGTACAATCCACCATCGGTAACGGCTCCTTCGCGGCTCATCTCCCAATTGTGCCACGAACCCTTACTGTTCTCTTCTGGAACAGTCTTGAGATGATATACTTGGCTAAAGCGAGGCGGCGTGAACGGACCGTTTTTCCCTTGCATTTGTACCGAGGACATCATGCTATTCCACTTACGGCTCTTTTTGAGCGCAGTGGACTTCATCGCAATCAACGCAGTTTCAGCAGAACCATCTTCATTGATGATGACAACAAAGTGTTGATGCGTTTCTTCAATATAAGAACCGTCGCCGTTTACAACGTAGTCCTTATTATCGTCCTCGCTGCGTTTAACAGGAGGACACTCTTGTTGCGTTTCAAATATAGCTACAGGGGCACCGCTCCCTGATCCTCTTGGTGCCCACTGAATGAAACGCCGTTGGTAAGCACAGGGTATAACACGTATACCATCCTTACCTTTATAAACCTGACCAGACACGGTGTTGTAAAGATCACCGCGTTTTGCCTCGTCAAGTTCATCCAATAGCGGATCAAGACCCGATAAGATTTTAAGGAACGGCAGTGCCAGATCCTCTTGCGTCAAATCTCTTAAACCATCACCCGCATCCGCCTCAAACATGGACGGATCAAATTCAGCCATTTCTGACTTGTTTTCTTTGGTTACAGCTTTACCCATTTTTTGCTCCTTTTATAACTGCACGTTGCCCTACATAGGCACCAAATAAATCCATTGGAAATTCATCGCCCGCTTCAACTCTCTCGCGGACAAAAGCTCTAAGTGTTTGGGAATGAATACTTGTGTTCTGTTGAGGAACGTATCCTTCTTTTTCAGCAAGAGCCTTGAAAGATCCCGCCATATCATCTTCCCCCCGACCAAACGATACCGACACATCATTCTTGATAATGTCATCGTAACCATGGTCCCTCAACCACTCATACGCAGCCTCTCGGTTTGCAACCAAGATCGATGCACCATAAGTTGGTTTCACGTCGATGGTGGAACCGTCATCCAAGGTAAACGAGGCAAGCCCCATTTCTGCCATAGATGCGGGTAGTTCCTCATCTGTAAGACGCAGCAGTTCTTTCTTGGCATCTTTATGTTGCCGTTCTAGGTCTGCAACCTCTTGTTCTTTTGCTTTGATTATTCTTGCTAACTCGGCTACTGTTTTCAGTGCGCCTCCGTCAGTCTTTTCCAAATTAGAGGCAAACTTTTCTTCAAAGTCTTGCTCCATTTGTTGTATCAGATCCTCTGACATATAGTCTCCTTCGTGGTTCGTGGTTCGTTGTTAAAGACCTTTTTGGGGCCTTGACATATTTTCATATACTCTTATAAATTCTTATAGTCAAGGGGTAGAGCATGAAGAAATACGAATTTAAAACAAAACCATTCGATCACCAGTTAAGCACACTTCAGAAGTGTTGGGATAAGGAGTACTATGCACTCTTTATGGAGATGGGTACAGGAAAATCAAAAGTTGTTGTAGATAATATTGGTGTGTTGTTTGAACAGGGTGAAATAGACGCTGCACTGATCGTTGCGCCAAAAGGTGTGTATGACAACTGGGTACAGGGTGAAATACCTACACACTTCCCGGATCATATAAATAAAAGGGTCTTGCGTTGGGAGCCGAAAACAACCAAGACTTATTTAGCAGAATTGGAAGAGCATATAATGGAGCCGTTTGACGGGATTAAGTTCTTTGTCATGAACGTAGAAGCTTTTTCGACGCCTCGCGGAGCACAAACCGCGGGGCGATTTTTGGTTCAGAACCCAAACAATATGATGGCGGTAGACGAAAGCACGACCATCAAAAACCGTAAGGCTTCGCGGACCAAGAACCTTATGGTCTTGCACAAGTACGCCAAGTACCGACGCATCCTTACAGGATCGCCAATCACCAAAAGCCCTATGGATCTGTTCAGCCAGTGCAACTTTCTGGCAGAAAAGGCTCTTGGCTTTAACAGTTACTTCGCATTCCAGAACCGCTATGCAATGGTACAGAAGCGCGTCATGGGGGCCAAAAGCTTTCAGGAGATCACGGGTTACCGACGGCTCGATGAGCTATCAGAGAAGCTCGACGTTTTCTCTACGCGCATATTGAAAGAAGAGTGTCTGGATTTACCACAAAAGATATACATGAAACGCATGGTGCCGCTGTCAGATGAGCAGCAGAAAGTGTACGAGCAAATGAGAAAACTCGCACTGGCACAACTGGACAATGGAGAACTTGCCACAACGGCAAGTGTCCTGACACAGATCATGCGATTACAGCAGATTTGCTGCGGGCATTTTACCCCTGACGTGGGTGAGATCCGCACATTGAAGAACAACCGTCTGAATGAACTCTTGGACATTACAGACGAGCTACAGGGAAAAGCAATCATTTGGGCATCGTATACCCACGATATTCAACAGATAGCTTCGGCCCTGCGCCACCGCTTTGGCGTCGAGGCGGTGGCACTTTATTACGGTGAGACACCACAAGACCAACGGCAAGACATTGTCGAAAGCTTTCAAGACAAGGACAGTCCCTTGCGCTTCTTTGTGGGTCAACCCAAAACAGGAGGGTACGGCATTACCCTGACGGAGGCAACCACGGTCATATACTTCAGTAATAGTTATGACTTAGAGATTCGGCTACAGTCCGAGGACCGTGCGCATCGGATTGGGCAACACCATCCTGTGACTTATATCGATCTGGTATCGCCTAAGACAATAGACGAGAAGATACTTAAAGCGTTGCGTAGTAAGATTAATTTAGCTGAGAAGGTCTTGGGCGAGGACGCAAGGCAGTGGTTAACTTGACATAAACTGCTGATATGAACCAATGCCCCGTGGGCCGCGGTACATGTCACGGGCTGTGTCACTGAGGGATCCTATGCCTTGAACGGATCCGCCGTCAGCTTTTCTTTGTAATTCTTCCTGTCTTGCCCGCTCGGCAATGTCCTGAATTTTTTCTTCAGCAAAGTCGGTAAACTCTCTGAGTTCCTCAACTTTGTCTTTGTAAATCCTGTCTGCACTTCTGATACGCATTTGGCGCATTTCTTCTGTTAAATCAGAGGGAGTTTCGCGGACCATCTGCATTGATGGATTAGGTAAAGAAATGGGAAATTTTTCATCAAACATTTCCATGTCT